CGCGCACCCCAATCAAGTAATTGATTGGCCAGTGAGTACACCGCACAGTCGTCTTGCAGTTTTTCACAAAAAACAGGACGAACGTCGTAACCACAAAAGAAATCAGTTCCACAGGATTCACGGAAGAACCCATATGAAAATGACTTTTTTGGGTTAGGTATCATCTCTAAAATCTTAAGAGTCTTGATAACACAATCATAGACAGATACATCCACAATTATATCATCACCAAAAACCGAGTAGGTGCGAACACCATCTACAGTAGTCGGTTGACCATTAAGCGTGTATATTGCATCTACAATAGATACAAATACAAGGGTCTGCAGTGGGAAGCAATAAGCATTACCCATAGTAGCAAACATATTTAGAGTGACCTTCTCATCACCATACTCAACCGCTTTAGCGCGACTCATATCCATGTAATTAAACAGTGGAGGTGGGCACAGGAACTTAACAAGTTCTATACCAACAATGTCGCTTGCAGAAGAGAGGTCGATAGTACAAGGTCTTATTGTCCTTCTATGAAGTGAGTACTCATACAAATCTAAGTTATCATAAAGTGAACCCTTACGGGCTAACCTTCTGTTAACAGCCTGTTGCACTGCTAAGTCTATACCGTAGTATTCAAGTATAGACGAAAGCAAATTAGCAGCAGGATATTGCAAGAGTAGATCGCCATTATTTTGAGACAATATTAATCTAGACGTGTCTGTGTCTTTCGGTACAAAGCTTGGTTTTAATAAGCTCGACACCGGAAACAACTTGGGAGTTGTTCCCATATGATCGCAGGCCCTCCACATTTTACGTATTACTTGTAAATAGGAGGATGCTGTATTACTGCTAGTGGTCCAATCCTCTAGAACTAACTTTTCAAGGACTGAAACCCCACCGATACCTTGTACGGTACCGGGCCCCATATCGAAGCCTTCAATCGGAAACAGAAGATCTCTAACAACGGAGTTGTTAGATTCTGTCCAAACGAAGGGGAATCGATCACTTTCTGTAAGCCTCCAAAATATCTTAGCGATATTTTGTCGGGCAAGCTCGAGAATGTGCATTGTCCCTTGATCCAACTTGGGAAAGTTGAGATTTTGTTTCTTTGCACACTCGTTTGCTGCGAGGAATTTCTTCCAACATACGAGATCTCGATCATTACAACGGTTACCATCCTTTGACTTACCGATATATCTCTTTTGGAGATCACGGATTTGTCTCATTATGGCAATGTCGCGAGGCGTAACATTCATCTTATAAGATACTTCTTTATAGATAGATGTCATATCCTCGTGATTCTGATCCATGAGACGAGCAGTATCGCTAAGTTGATCACGTAACTCAGCAATAAGTGTGTCGTTAACTTCGTGAAAGAGCATTTTGTTCATTTCGTAATCTCCCCTGGGGATAGATGTAATGCGGATACCTGCATTAAAGCAAGGTAGGAAAAATAGACATGTAGCTTAAATAACGGTGTCAGTAAAGACCATCGTACAAAGCTACACACAATTCTTCCTTTTGATCCCACAGTGCTGCAATAAAAGCACAGACTGAAGCATCCACATTCGCACGGTCATAACTAGTTGCACCGGCGGGTACCCCTATATCAAGAGATATAGGAAGTAGTTCCCAATGGTTGGCAGCGACTTTGG